CCCAGGATTTGCAGCTGACACAGATGGTAACAAAATGGAATTTGCAGCAGGTGTACAAAAAATTGGTTCAATCAATAACCGTTACACTGTATACAAAAACCCATACATGTTAGAGAACGTAATCTTAATGGGCTTCAGAGGAGCACAGTTCCTTGAAACAGGTGCTGTATTTAGTCCTTATATTCCATTAATTATGACTCCGTTAGTATACGATCCAGTTAACTTCACTCCACGTAAAGGTGTCATGACACGTTACGCGAAGAAAGTGGTTCGTCCAGAATTCTACGGAAAAGTATATGTTCATGGATTAAACACTCTTTAATAGTTAATTTTAGTTAATTATTTAACGACTTAATTAGTTAAGGAAATAAGAGAGGGTGGCTTCGGTCACCCTTTCTTACTGTATGAATATTTATATTAAAAGATTATGGCAGTACCACACAATAAGTATTCAATGCAAGCCATTATACGCTATGATGGCCGTTTGGTTGATGTATTAGATCGTATTAGAGCGATTGAATTAGTACTAATGGTTCATATAGAACAAGACTTAGGTCCAGATAGAGAATTAGTTACTATTAAAATAATGACTTCATATCCTCCTAGAAAAACTTACTTAGCAATTCGTCAAGCATGTTTAGGAAAAATAGAAACACTTAAGGATATGACACTTCAAGAATCTACACTTACAAAATTGTTTTAATTAATAAGGTTAGTATGGCTACACAAAACCGGGAGAAAACTCCTCCAAAAAATGACATTAAATTTTCAATTACATTATCAGAAGAACAAAAACAAGCAAAAGCAAAAATTATAGAAACACCTTTTAATTTTATATTAGGAAAAGCTGGTTCTGGAAAAACATTGTTAGCAGTTCAAATTGCATTAGATATGTTTTTCAAAAGACAAATCAATAAAATCATCGTAACACGTCCTACTGTATCAAATGAAGATAATGGTTTTTTACCAGGTTCATTAGAAGAAAAAATGGAACCATGGTTAGTTCCTTTGCGTAGCAATATGCGTAAAGTATATAATAAACCAGAAATTCTAGAAAAAATGGAAAAGGAAGAAAATATTGAATTGGTTTCTTTAGCACATTTCCGAGGTCGTACTTTTGATCATGCTATTTGCATTGTAGATGAATTTCAAAACTTAACAAAACAACAACTTCAAATGGTGTTGTCTCGTCTAGGCAAAGACAGTATTATGATCTTAACAGGAGATAGATATCAAATAGATTTAAAATTTAGTAACGATTCGGCAGTGCACGAAGTTCCTAAATTAACTAAATCAAAATGGGTCAATGAAATTATATTGCTTGATAATCATCGTCATGAAGCATTAGATGAAATTTTAAAACTGCTAAATGAAAGATATTGATATTTATATTTAAAAGGGAAACATCATGGATTATTCAGAAAACAAACCAATTTGGCCCGGCTCATCATCATTTACAGTGGGTTCTACACCATTTGGTTTTTTTGATGGAGATTTAGTTTTTCGAGCGCATGCAGATAAATTTGCAAAAGCAGCGGCTCAACATTTAGGATATCCCATCATGGATGTTGAAATGCAAGCAATAAATTTTTATACTGCATTTGAAGCAGCAGTAATTGAATATTCAAATCAAGTAAATCAAGTTAATATTGTTAACAACTTAATGAATACATTAGGTGTTCAAACAGCATCTGCATTTTTAAGTGGATCTAGTTTCACTGGTGCAATGATTGGCAATTCATTTGGTTATATAACTAAACTTTCAAAAACATATGGAACTGAAGCAGATAGTGGAGGTTCTTTGCGTTGGCACACTGCATCAATCAATATTATACCGGGTCAACAAACTTATAGTTTACGAGCAGCAGTATCTCAATCTACGGGCGTAAATGTTACAACTTCTTCTATAGAAGTTAAACGAGTACTTCATAATGCTCCACCGGCAATAGTTCGTTACTTTGACCCATTTGTAGGAACGGGTTTAGGTTCGCAACAATTACTTGATGCATTTGATTTTGGAGGTTTTTCTCCTTCAGTATCATTCATGATGATGCCAATTAATGCAGATTTATTTAGATTGCAATCAATTGAATTTAATGATCAAATACGCAAATCTAGTTACTCATTTGAAATACATGGAGATGATATTAAAATATGGCCAGTGCCAGTATCAGGTACCGGTTCATCATCAGCAACACCATTTTTTTCCAAAGTATATTTTGATTTTATATTTGATGATGAAAAAAATAACGATGCACTTTTATTCGGCAATACAGCACTTTTAAACAATGTTGTAAGTGACGCATCAAATATACCATATACATATCAAAACTACGGGAATATTAATGATATGGGGCGTGCGTGGATAATTAAATATGGTATTGCTCTTGCAAAAGAAATGTTAGGATTAATTCGCAATAAATATAGTAGTGTTCCTATTCCAAATGGAGAAGTAACACTTAATGGAACTGAATTAGTATCACAAGGCCAAGCTGAAAAAGAAACATTGATTACGCAGTTACGTGAATTTTTAGATAAATTAACAAAAGAACAAATGATGACTCGTCAAAATGCTGAGGCAACTCAAATGCACGAAATGTTATCAAAAGTACCATTAAAAATATACATTGGATAAGGAGATAAACATATGGCACTTTTTGGTGGTATTAGAGATGCAAGATTTTTAGCCGCAGTTAATTCAGAATTAATTAATGCAATTATCGATACTGAAATTGAATTCTACAAATTAGTTGTAGAAAAAAGTGCATCCAATTTATATGGCGAATCAGAAAAAAAAGCATATTATGATTCAATACTTATTCCTTGCATCATAACTAAAGAAACTAAAACGGCAAATATGGATGATTATGGTCATTCATATACGCGAACGGCGCAATTTGCTATATCTAGAGATATTTTAGAACGTGCAAATTTTTATCCAGAAGTTGGCGATATTATCTTTTGGGACAATGAATATTATGAATTAGATAATGTTGATGCAAATCAATATTTTGCCGGCAAGAATCCAGAAACATGGCCAAACGGCGATCAATTTGGTTATAGTGTTTCTGTTTTATGTGATGCTCATGCAACTCGTCAAACACCAACAGGTATTACTAATTTAAGAAAAGGCGGTAACAATCTATCTCCTGCATATAAAGGTTAAGGAAAGTAATGCCTAGATTAAATAGACAAGACATTGATAGAAAAACAAATAAACCAAACCCAACCCGTACAGAAGGAATAACTCCAGATTTGTTATTAAATCGAGCTAATCAAACTCGTAGGGATGATGACATCGTACGAAGTGCAAAACGTACAATATATGATATCGACTATGCAATAAAATGGTATATTGAAAATGAAATTCAACCGCAAATTACCGCAAATGAACAAATGTTATCAGTACCTGTAATTTATGCTGCAGGAGAAAAGTGGGACAATGTTCGACGATTAGGATATTTGCGAGATGAAAAAGGAATGTTACAATCTCCATTAATTATGCTAAAAAGAAACAGCGTAGTTGAACGTGATGAACAACGTACGTTGGATGTTAATAGACCATACCCGGGCAATTCTATAGTATATAAAGGACGCTACAATGAGCGTAATCGGTATGAGGATGAATTATTTCCAATTCCAAAAAACGAACCACAACCATCGCAAAAAGTTTATGTTGTAGATATACCTAAATATGTTACTATAGAATATGAAATGATGCTGTGGTGTGATTTTACGCCACAAATTACAACTTTAGTAGATCAAATTTTAACATACAATAGATTTTCTTGGGGTAATGAAGGAAATAAATTTCCAGCATCAATGGGTTCGGTATCATTTGAAACAGTAAATGCAGTAGGCGAAGATCGATTAGTTCGAGCAACAATTCCTATAACAGTTAATGCAACATTATTAGCAGAACAAGAAACAAGATTGGAAACAATTAAAAAAATGTATTCTGTTAAAAAAGTTGTATTTGATAGTGTTGTTGATGTAGATGCTAATTTATTTACTACAACTACTGTACCACAACAAGTATTACAAGTTAAAAATTATGTAATGTCTGGAGGTATTGTTGCCGTTACAGGAGGCGGCGGCTCTACAACGTTGAACGCAGCTACAATGAATTATTTAGTTAATTTAACTGAAAAGGTTGGAGTGTATGCAAATGTTAATTCAATTACGATAAATGCACAAGCCGCAATCAATCCTGTAACATTACAGCCAGCTACTAAAGATGAGTTTGATATTTACATCAACGGCCAATATGTAGATAAAGCAACATATACATGGACGCCTAGTGATGTAACAACACAAACAATTGTATTTGATATAAATGAATTAGGATATCCAATCGAATCTACAGATGTAATTATAGTGAAAGGTAGGTGGTCGTAATGGGAAGACAGTTTAAACCAGGACAATTACAGACCGGATCATTATATAATATATCTTCAAGTTATGCTGTAACTGCATCATATGCACTTAATAGTACCACAGGCGGCACATTTCCTTTTAGCGGTAGTGCTATTATAACCGGCTCGTTAGAAATTAAAAGTGATATAAATGACATTTTTATCATTAAAAAATTTAACGGTCAACCGGTATTAACGGTATCGCAAAGTGGAGTTATAATTGTAGCAACACAGAGTGCAGAATTAACTGGAACGGCTCCGAATGGTGGGATATATTTTACATCTGGTTCTTTTTTTGTTGGGTTGGATTAGAAAATAAAACAATGTAATATTTATATTAAAATAAAACAAAAGAAATAGGAATTGCTATGGCAGAATGGAAAAAGGTAGTAGTCTCAGGCTCGGCTGCGATATTAAGTCAAGTTAACGTTGGCGCTAATCAACAAATTACAACGGCACAATCAACAACGTTTTTAACCGGTTCATTTACAGGATCATTCACAGGTAATGGCGCTGGTTTAACGGGAGTAACGAATGCTACAACATTAGCATCATTGACTCAAGGTACTGGTATTACTGCGTTTACGTTTAATGGTAGTACAGCTCAAACCGTTTCACTAAAAAATGCTGGATCATTAACTAACAACCTTATTACTAAATGGGATTCAAGTAATGGTCAATTGGTAAATAGTTCATTAACTGATAATGGTACTACTATTTCAACTACATTGCCAATTCAATCAACGGGTGCGACATCAATATTATCCGGCTCATTCTCAGGTTCATTCCAAGGTAATGGTGCAGGATTAACAGGCGTTACAGCAACAGCAATTTTCCCTACCACTGCAAAAACAGATTTAGCAACTACCGATCAAATTTATATTAATGATGGTGCTAACAAATATGTTACATATGGTAACTTAGTAACAGATTTAGCAGGTTCTGGACAAGGTACTAGTAATTTAACAACAACTGA